GTTTCGCAGGACACACTTCGTGGACACGGAACACGGATGAGTCATGCTTTTTGTTAACTCCCGATATGTCCTTCTTACTTACGCCCAGTGCGGCGATCTGGACCCGTGGTCCGTTAGCAACCACCTTTCAGCACTTGGAGCAGAGTGCATCGTCGCCAGAGAGATTCATCCAACCACTGGGGGAATTCATCTTCACTGCTTTGCAGACTTCAACCGAAAGTTTCGAAGCCGCTCAGCTCGTATCTTCGATGTGGACGGTCGGCACCCGAACGTTGTGCCTTCTCGTGGCACTCCAGAGAAAGGTTATGATTACGCAATCAAGGATGGAGATGTTAGGGCGGGAGGGCTTGGTCGACCGGCACCACGCGGAGGTATGTCGGTCGGAGCTCATGCTCTCGTCAACGTTGCGCACCTCTGCGAGGATACAACGGAGTTTCTTGAGCTACACGATGAGATGGATCGAAGTGGCCTCATTGCCCGGTTCAACAATGTGCGCGCCTACGCAGACTGGCGTTTTCGACCAGAGCCAGTGGTCTATGCCTCCCCCGACGGCGTTGACTTTCGAAGTGGATCGACTGATGGAAGAGATGACTGGTTGGTACAGTCTCGAATTGGAGATGAGTTGCCATTTGTAAGTGCGCCAGTCGCTAACGCTCCTTTCGCTGGTTATATCTTCTGCCTGTTCAAGCGGACATTTTATCTTATCTTGCCCCACGTGGTCCCTCCCAGTGGCCCTTCGGGACTGGGTCCCTCCCGTGGTACGCCGTGTGCTAACGTATTTGAAGTTAGGTCATGCCCGACGGAAGAGCTTGATACTCTATGGGCCATCGTTGACTGGAAAGACGACATGGGCTCGTAGCCTCGGCGATCATATCTTTATCCAGGGGGTCCTAAGCGGGAAGGAGGTACTCAATTCTGACGAATCGGCCCGGTATGCTGTCTTGGATGACATCAGAGGCGGTTTGAAGTTCTTTCCCGCATGGAAGGATTGGCTCGGTGGCCAGAGATGGATTAGCGTCAAACAGATGTACAGGGACCCCATACTTTTGAAGTGGGGTAGGCCTTGCATTTGGTGCGCGAACCGCGACCCGAGGGCTGACATCAGGAGGAGTATTGACAAGGATGATGGTTGTTTTATGGAGGATGACATGGATTGGATCAACGCAAATTGTATTTTCGTCTATGTAGATGAGTCACTGGTCACTTTTCGTGCCAGTACAGAGTAGAGGTGAACCGGACCTTCAGTCGGTCATCGGTGGTACCACTGCTGCCTTGGGAGAAGAAATCGAAGATATGGTAATCACCATTACCCCTCTTGTCAGTGACCGAGTAGTCGTGGGATTCCATGCCGGCGCCTAGTTCGTCGTCGTCGAAGTAGAGGTTCTTGTTCATTCTGTGCCAGAGCTTCTTCTCTTTGAGGATACCGCTTTCGTTGCCAGAGCGGTAGATGTAGGTCTTGTCGAACTTGAGATCGACGCGGGTGGTATCAACGGGGGCTGAGATGATGTCATCCCAGTCGCGACCTTGTCGTCCTTTGAAAAGTAATTCGAGCCAGACAACAATTGTTCGGTCGAGTTCGCTTCCAGCTTGGGCGTTACCAGCGAGGCGCTGCCAGCCGTTGCTAGTTTCTATTCCGCCACTTGCCATGATGGCAGCTTGGGGGCCCGTGTTGTCTCCGGTGGCGACAAGCCGGAAATTGTCATCGCGTGACGTAATGCATACGCGGCGGTGGAACCAAGGGTTGCCACTGCTAGTCTCAATGCGGAGATTCTCGGCGAGGCCTCGCATGAAGCATGTGCTAGAGGTGCGTTGCGATTGGTTGACGATTGAATTGGCGACACCAGTTGGGCTGGCTAGGTCCATGCAGGTAGGCCTGAAGTGGACCACACCAATGCTGCCACCAGTGTTGCTACCAATGAGAGTGAGGGGTTGTTGCGCAAATGCGTCGGGGTTGCCGGTGGCTTGCGTATTGCTGATGGTGAGCATGCCATTGCGTTTCTTCCGGCTGGTTTTGTTGAGGATGGAGCGGGTACTCATTCCTCTTCGTCGGCTGCGCCTAGGTGTACGGCGAGATCGGCGAGCAGGTCGCCTAGTGCGTTGACTCGATCGTGCAGTTTTGCGAGATCGGAAACGAGAAGAGCGACGAGCGAATCGCGGCATGTTGGGCAGTGGGGTTGGATGTCTGAGTCCATGATGAGATGTGCGTCGCACATTTGAGAATGGGGGGGAGGCTGGGTATAAATACCCGTGGGTGCCAGGTGTGTCCTGTGTGTCCTGCTATAATATTA